TTGTTATTATTTCTAACCCTGGATTAGCGGGATTGTCGTCTTCTTTGTATAAGTTTTTACTTACTTTATCTTTATAATTATAATTATTTGTATCACTAGCATATAAAGTAATTTCACTTATCTTTCTTTCTAATTTAGTATTACCCATGAAAGCTGTGTTTGCTCTTTCTCTTGGGGATAATTTTGACCATTCAGCAACATTCGTTTGATATGCAGCTAACGAAGGTAATGATTTATCTTTAAATTGAGTTACACTTTCAGCAAATTGAGTATTAGCATTAATTTGTTCAGAACTTAAAACAGCAAACTCAGCTGTAACATTATTTTCACCCTCTTTTGTTTTCAATTCAGCAAATTGAGATTTCCACTGATTTGTTAAGACAGGGTCTACGGTAGGTATTTTATCTACAGCAGCACCTATTTCTTTTTGATTAGCAAGCCCTTGTTTAATACTAGCGGATTGCATGGCAATTTGGTTTTCTTCAGTCTCTTTCTTTAGTTTAGCTTCATAAGCTTTCTCTTTAAGATCCAATTCTTGCCTAGCAATTCTTGCTTTTGAAAAATTTTCACCAAAAGAAGCAATTCCCTGAGCCCAAGCCATCGCAGAATCATTTTTTATTATTGTTGGATTATCGTATGCACTCATTGTTTGTTTTTTTGTTTGTGTGAA